TGTCGATTTTTTTTGGAAATTCTAATACGTTATTATTATCCATCACCCTACCGTTATAAAAAAGGGTATACAATCTTATTTATGGATCGTATACCCTTGGTATCTTTTATTTGACAACCCTAAGCAGAATTGTATTTGTATTAATTCTATCAGAGAAATTGGCGGGCTCTGATTTGATTTCATCCATAAGCTTTCTTAGAACCAACTTGCCCCCATTGAGAACCTTCTTAACATACTCTTCTGGCTTGCGACCAATACGTTTAGTCAAGGAAGAATCGCTATCATAGCCATCAATGCTAGCACGCCGTATACTAAGACCAGCATGCCCACGAGCCCTGTAAACGCAAAGAGTTTTAGACTTTGTGTTAAAAGTCCATAATTCTTGAGCGCCGATAATCGTTGAGGGGTCACACGATTGTAATTTATACTCATTGGATTCCTTTTGATATTGAAAGTGTTTCAACAACTTCTCAGTGGTAGGAGCTTTCTTCTTACGAGGAGCACGAGCCTTCTTCACATTGCCTGCAAAGCGTTCACAATCCTCAATAAGCTTGAGAATATATCCAAGCTTTGTCTTCATCTCAGCTTTTGAATAATGAGTGTATCCCTCATTGTCACCTTGTACAACTTGAGCATATTCATCACGCAAAGGTTTATAGAACTCGGCAATCTTATTGGCATGCTGGGCTGGAATCTCATTCTTCTGAAGCCACTCATAGATATTGACAAGCTCACCAGAATCTAGAATTGCCTCTACATCACCAATAATATCAGAGACACGTTCTTTGATACGTTCCTGAATATTAGGCTTGACCTTAGGTTCAGAAGGTTTCTCTTCCACCTCTTCACCGTAACCAGAAGCATTTTTTACATCCTCATTTACACGAACCAAATCATTAGGTTGTAAATCTTCTTTGAGATTGGTAGCAATACGACAGAGCCAAGCAGAAGTCAAAGGAATACGCTTATCTGGAATACGATCAATTATCTTGATCATATCTTTGTCAGACTTAAAGTAGTCTTTCAGATACTGACGAGCCTCATTGGTATCACACATATAGTTATACCATGAGAAAGCTTTGATAAGATCTACATTAGTTACAATCTTTTCTGCCTTAGGCTCGTCACCCAAATACTTCCAATTGACCAAATACGTTTCACTCTTTGTTGAACGCTTAGTCTTTGGCTTTTTTGATTTGACACTAAGCAGAGACTTAGCCATCTAATTCCTCCAGACGATCTAGGATTTCATTTATAAGATCTATCTTATCTTGTGCAGCTGTTTTTCGTCCATTATAAAACCCTGACGAATAGTCATGCATATTATACCAATCAGGCATTGGTTCTTCTGCAAGAACTTTGTATGCTTGCAGACGTAACATAAGATATCCTATTAAATTTTCAATCTTCAATTCTTCTGCTAAATCCATAATAACCTCTCAATCACAAGATGTCCAACGGGAACAAGCAGCATAATGTTCCCCATTTAAATATACAAAGCTAGCACGACCATTATAACCCATACGGGTAGCTTCAGTATATTCATCGCAATACTGTTTACATTCTTCTAGAGTATCAAATGGGCCAACATACTTGTCGATAATACCACCTGATACTTTTTCATTATATACGCCAACTTCTTTTCCGTTAGCTAATTTTAATTGATAATTTAAATGCAAATTAATTTGCATACACATCTTCCCCATTAATGAATCTGTGTGCTGTGTAATCGCTAATTGAAGCTCTACAATGTTTTATATTATCTGATCCTGGGAAAAATGTCAACACAAATCCACCTGTAGAGACACAAGTTGAATCATGATTGCTATGCTGCCATGCAACCCAATTCATCCAATCATACACATCCTTCCAATCAGTAAACTTATCATGGAGGGCGTCATTCATCTTATACACAGCTATGGCTGTTCGCTTGAATGAGATATCATCTATTTCTAACATATCACTTCACCATTACTGAACGAATAAAACCATCTTTATCTACAGACTGTGACTTAAGCTTCCAGCCATCTTTAACCAATACGTCAATACGCTTGCTGGCATATTTACGATTCTTGCTTGTGATTACATATTCACTCATATTAAGGAACCTTATATTGATTGAGGAATGATTCTTTGAAGCCTTCATAGAAGGCGCCGCTCTCAATGGCCTCAATTAGCATATCTCCGTTGCCGATTAGGGCATTTTCGTAGATATACTCAGCGTATTCCATATCGAGATCGCCATTATCTAGCATCACTTCAAACTCTTCATCTGTAATCATATTATGCTACTTTCTTCTTTTCCATTTTATATTCAAGTTCTTTTGATAGAATATACTTTGCTACATTCATCATTTTGCGAGCACGATCATGCTGACCGAACTCCATGACATGCTGAGCATCAGAGAGAATTGACATTACTGTCATCTCAATCCCTGACATCATTGTGGTAAAGCTCTTGATATACTCTTGCTCAATTTGTCCCTTAGACATACCAAACATCATTTCTTCTTCGTGTGTCATTTCTCTCTCCATTCCTTATATTATTAATATACGATATTTTGAAAATAATGTCACTCTTTTTCTACGATGAGCTCATACAAAGTTGTTATAAGAAGGATACCAAATCCTAATAAGAAGACCCATTCATAAGCCTTAAAAATTGTAAGAACTGCGTCCATTTGTTTTATCTCCATTCCTTATATTATTAATATACGATTTTTTGAAAATAAAAGCCACATAAAAAATTATTGTTATTTTTCAATAGGTTAGCCGGGGGCTTATTTTAAACCCTTGTTTTTATTGAGATTTTTTGGTCAAAAAAAGCTGTTATTTTTCAATAACTTAGTAAAAAAGCTAACCCATTGAAATCATTAGCTTTTTTTTTCTGTTGCTATTTTTTTCAAAAGATCGTATATTAATAATATAAGAGATGGAGAAAGAAATGTTTGAGGTCAAATATACATTCTATAACAAGTATGCACATAAGAAAATATTTGATACAGAAGAAGCTGCAAAGAAATTCTTCTGGGCAATGCGCCGTATGCACGGTGTAACTAAAGTTGAATATTCAGCAAACTAAGGAGAAGTAAAATGACAAATATTGAATTAGCAGAAGGCATTCGTCATAATCTTTTTGCTGATCGTAAGACGGTCAAGAAAGCATGGGATGAGACTTTTGAGATGATCGAGCGCCTTCCATGGGCTCATCAGGCGGGAGCCACTACCGCGATTATGGTCCTCATGAACACAATCTCAAATCAAATTCTTGAAAATGAAAAGGTGAAGCAGGATGTTTAAGACATTTACTGGTCAACCGCAATATTGTGTAAAACGTCTCAGGTCTCTTCATGGTCAGGGATATAAGATCGTCCGCTCACATAAGCATCCTGATGGGTCTGAGACCTATGTAATGGAATATGTAGGGAGAGGTAAGTGATGGAAGAGGTCATTACTGCTACTAAAGAAGATGTGTATCAACAGGGATACGAAGACTACTTTGATCGCCGTGCCGGCAATCCATATAATGAAGATAATGAGACTGAGTTGCATCTAGCCTGGGAAGCTGGGTGGATTGATGCACAGTGGGATGAAGAACAGGAACTTCTCAATGAAGACGAAGCTTGATCCAAGATTTGACCATCACGTCATTGTTGAATTTAAAGATGGTCGTAAATTTGTCAGACAAAATCTATCTAAGAAAAAAGCGACATCAGAAATAGATCGATATCTAAGAGATAGATTGATTCTAGGTATTAAAAGTGTTAAAATGGGATCTAAGTAAGATCCCATTTTTTTTACTCTTGATCTAAGGATGAAAGAAGAGATATCCACTCATCTTTTCTACTTTCCCAATTATAAAAATAATCAAAATATTGTTTTTGAAATGAGAGATATGGATCAAGATCTATATTTTTATTTTTTATATTCTCAATAGCATTATTAAGTGTTGAGGCGAATTGTACGGCATGTGCGTTTGGATTTTCATGAAATGGATACATCATTGCAAAACCCGCACATGTTTCTGGTAATGCAGCAAAATTTGGACACACCACTATATTCTTTGCAGACATAGCTTCAATAGCAGCTAGACAACTTGTTTCAGGCCATATACAGGGATAAGCAAAAATATGAGATTTCTTTAAAGCTTCTCTAATCTCTTCATTAGAAACTGATCCATGATATGTAATTTTTGGATTAGCTTTACATCTTTCAAAAAGACCTTGATATTGAGAGTCTCTTTGTTCCCATCCATATATCTTAAAACTTGAATATATATCCAAATGAAGATTGTCATGATGATTACAAAGTTCTTCAAATATAGGAACTAATATCTCTAAACCGCGGTGAGGTGTCGTATGATAAATTAATCTTACAGTTCCATCATATTCTTTTTTGTCAATATCAATTGGTTCTATAGCATTCTTAATTACAATACTTTCTTTGTAAGGTACCCCAGATATTAGATTATATAATTGCATCTGCCAATTTGAAACACATACTATCTTATCAAACCTAGATCTACTTTCCTCTTCAGCAAGATGAGCTGATTCAGGATCCTGTGGAAGATCATGAAGCCAAAGAATATGTTTTTTATTTGGTTCTAAATCTCTAACTCTTGAGGGAATGATTTGAAATTTATCCAAGAGTTCTTTTGGAATATCTCTATAGAGACGTTCCTGCATAAGCTCAGTGCCACCACGAGCATTCTTATTCATTTCATTCTTTTCCATAACAAAATCCTATAATATAAAAAAATCAATCTTGTTTCTTAAAGATTGATCCTGGCAATTTCAATTCAACTTTTTCATCCTGAAGCCCAATGAGAAGGCGAGCAGCAAATGATATAAGACTCCAAGCGCAGAAACCTAATACAACAGAAGTTGCTATCATGTTGTCTGATGATGGAATCCATTTAAGCCATTCTATTGCAACAGGTGCAAATATAACAGCTGCTAAAACACTAAGTCCTGATCTTATTGCTGCATCCCAAACATTGCAAGGCGTATAAAAGGCCATGAATGATACTCCACCAACAAGACCGCCTAGACCAGATATTAATTTAGCCATAAGCGGGGTTGCTATTAGGTCCGACATGATTGTATCCGTTATAATTTTTGGTACTGTTTTTATTTATAAACTTCTACCACTGAATCATAACGAAATGAACGCCAAGCCTCTTTATCAATATCCCAGACTCTAATTGCTTCATCATCTGGCTTATTTTCTTTATCAGTTTTTTTAACATAATCTTTAAAGAAGGATTCCTGAAGAGTACATCTCATTGTACGTTCTGAACCATCCATCTTTATAAATTTAACAGCGATCACGCTGTTGTGAAGATCTTTGAGAAGTTCTTCCTTAAATTGCACCGTGTCCATAATCACTTTTAGTTTCCTCTAAGTAAGCTTTCAATGATTCAAATCCACCAATTCTGAACCCATCAACAACTATGATGGGTACGGTTTTTACACCGGGGAAATTTTCAATAATAAAGTCAATACCAACATCATGACCAACTGAATAATATTTGTAGGGAGTGCTTGTATCATCAAGTAGTTTCTTTGCAGCATCACACCAAACACAATCAGGTTTGCCGTATACTTCAATCATTATTTGACATCCTTATTCCTGTATCTTTATCAGATCTTTTCCAGGGTCCAAATGCTGCAGGATGGTTTCCTTCTACCTTAATGAAGGGTTTGTTTGTTTCGTTTTTATTTGGGTTGGGAATTGTAACCATTGTCTTTTTTCCGCGAGCCCAAAACTTTAACTGGTTTAAGATCTTATCAGTATAAGAACGATCACGTTTCACTGCTTTGATAGTATCTCTATCAACACTTTCACGTTGACCTTTAGATACATATGTTTTTCTTTTCTTAGCTGCCATAATTAATCACCTTCTGCAACATCCGTTATTAATCTTTCAATAGTACTCATACAAGCAACACACTTAAAGTATACCATGCTTGCACGAGGATTTCTACCATTTAATGCAAAGTTAGTAAGAATTAAGGATCTGTTGCCTGAACCACACTTTGGACAATTGCCTACAACTACGGGTAGGTTACTTCCAGGTTCATTACAGACCCTTATTTCTTCATCACTTCTTTGTTGCATTCTTCTTTGGTGTTTTAGTAGCCTTGGCTGGTGCGACAGCTTCTTTTGTTTTCTTTGTAGTAGTTGCTTTTGTTGTTTTTGTATCTTTAGCCATTTTATATTCCTTATTGTTTCTTAGATTTTTTAGTTGTTTTTGCTTTTACTTTTTCTGCGGTAGCTTTGGCCTTTGCTTTAACAGCCTTGACTGCTTTTTCTTCGGCTGCAACAGCAGATGTAATTGCATCGGTGATTTGTGTTTCAACTTGTTTGAGTTCTGCAGATACAGCTGTTTCAACCTTTGCAACTGTTTCTTTTGCTTTAACTTCTACTTGTTTGATTTCTTCCTTGACTTCATTAAGACCAATTCCGAAAAATTCTTTAAGCCAATTCAACATTTTTTAACTCCTGTTCATATCCATATTTACAAATAAAATAACTGTCAATTATGTCTGAAGATGGATTCCATTGTTTATCTGTTAATCCTAACTTCTTTTTAATATAATAGCCAGTAGTTTCTTCAAATACATCCTGTAACATCTGCTTGTTGGCGTTTCCTTTACCCGTAGCAAATTTTTTAATTACAGTAGGTGGAATTATATAGTAATCATAACACCACCTAAACAAAAAGTGTTTCAATAGGCCGGCATTTTCGGCTATATTGAACACCTTACCAATTGACCCCATTGAGTAACCTTCCATATAGACTTTGGCACCTTCTGGAATCTTTGACATAGCCCATTTAGCAATATTGTAATGTCGTTGTTCTTCACTATAATAATCATCGTGTAAATCACCTTGAATATTATCAATATCAATATCAAGTTTTTTGCTATCAGTTAGATAATAAAATTTACACTTTGAGAATCCAAAATTATTAGAGTCACAAACACATATACAAGGGGAAGTCAAGCTATAATCAATACCTACAATAATCATACAAATATTTATTCGTCATCATAATCAAGGCTTTCATACTCATCAGGGTCATCATCTTTATCTTCAGCAAAATATTCTTTCCAGACTGTATCAAAAGCGTCGTCATATCCGAGACATTCTTCTTCTATAATTTCTCGTTCTAGATAATCGGAACCATCAAGCAATCTTTTATAAATTTGAGACCTTGTAGATTCATCTTTTACGAGTTCAGATATAACACTAATTACTTGATTCCAATCCATTATCTTTATCCTTTTTATTCTTTATTTCATTCATGATCATTATTTTCTGATCATCAGTATATATGCGCCATTTTTTTATCTGTTCTAGAGTCCTGTTACACCCAATACAGATAGATGTAACAGGATCTAATTTACATACTTTAATACAAGGACTCAGAATAGTTCGCATCCGCCACCAACACAAGCAGCAGATCCAATAGTATCAACATCAATATACTTTACTTCTTTCAATTCATCTTCCCACTTGATATCTTGAATGGTCTGTTGAATCTTTTCCCACTTGTGGAGTAGATAAACATCCTTGAAGCAATATTCTGCTTTCTTGATATCACCGTCAAAATAGTTAGTAGCAAATTTCTTAAATCTACGCACCCAATCTTTCTTGAGAGTGTTTTGATGATTGTCAGCTGAAAGATCTTCACCAAAACCATTTGCAGTCATACAGGCAAGCCAAAGATTATCAAATGACTTTAGTGCTTCTACAATAAGACCAGATGCCATGATAGCTCCTGCTCCATACTTTTCAGTAAGCTGAGCAGCATTCAATACTTGTGTATTTGGTGCTTGGAAATAATCCTTATCACCAGTCATTGGTAGAAATGAAATGCCAGCAAAATAGTTGCGATTGTTATATACGTAATCCTCAATGTCATCCCAGTTGTCAACAATGACAGTATTAGAAACATTATGACGTATTCCAGGATGAGCGCATCTTTCAATATTTGTTCCAGCATTGACCCAGAACTCCTGTGCCTTTTTAATTAAATCTAAATGCTTAATACCAATAAGATCATCCTTAAAGATAGATCCTTCCTTAGCAACTACTGGGAAAGAAACAACATAATCAGTCTTTCCAGATGACCAAGCAGATTCTTCAACCATATTAGGATTAATTCTCTTAATAAGCTTTGCAACTTCAGTATCTTTGTTTAGCTGAATGTTGCGAATATACATTGGTGAGTGATCAGCATGAATACCAGAAGCTGTCATCAATAGGACAGAGGCATTCCCGGAAGGCTTAACACAAGTAGTACGAGCAGCAGGGTTAATCCCAAGTAATCCAGCCACTTCTCTATTTGTTTCTTTAACAATTTCAGCTCCTCTTTGTAGAATCTTTTCATCAAACAATGTCTTTGGATTATTCATCCAACCTGTTACAGAAACACCAAGAAGTGCTTCTCTATCAAAGATGGCCTTTGATGCAGGTGAAAGAAATTTAAAGTCAGTATAACCAGCTTGCAATGTTCCTAGGATAGAAGCTGCACGACAAGCCTTATAGAATGTTTCTTCGTTATCACACATACCACCATTGATCTCAGTTAGGTTGCATCCCTGCCATCCTGATTGACCATCAATTTGCGGATACATTCCAATTTCAACGCATGGATTAGTTGTGATATCTTTATCATCAACGAAGAAGAATCCTGGTTCACCAAACTGCTTAATTGATGTCATCAACTTAGCAAATTGTTCTTTTGTTATTTCATTGCGAACA